AATTTCATTTTTGCGTGACTCAATAAGTTCTTTTTTATATTCAACACCACGCTCAATTTCTTCGTTAAGTTTGCTTTCAAGTTCTTCAACTTTATTAGCTAACTCGTCAACCAAATCAACTTTTTCAGCAGGAACATCAATATAATGTTCTGTGAATAGATTACGCATACCTGCGATAAATTCTTCTGTTAATTCAGAACGTAAACCAGATTCAATAGCAATTTCGTTGTCAGCCATCCATTGTTCTACAACATATGAAAGGTAGTCATCTACTTTTTCTGTTAAATCTTGTTTAATTGTTTCAACAGCCTCTTGTAACTGATTAGCATAATCAGCTTCAATTTCTTCTGTTATTTGTGTAACACGGTCATGGACACGAGCTTCAAAAACTGTAGAAGCTTTATTCTTGAATTCTTCTGAAATAGTTTCATCATCAGCAAACATTGCGTCAACATCTTCTTTCATTTTTTTCTTCCAAGATTCTTCTACTTTTTCTTCTTCTTCGGTATCATCTTCATCATCGTCTTTAGACTTAGCTTTATGTTTAGCTTCCTCTAAATCTTCTTCTTCAATGATATCTTCTTCCACTTCAACCTCTTTGTCTTCCATTTTAGCGGAAGCAGCAGATGGTTTAGCTTTGATTGTTGCTTTATTCTTTTCTGAATTATCAGGTGTTTGAAGATTCAATTTATTTGAATCGTCAAGAGGTTTAGAGTCGGTATTTTTAGGACCGCCTAAATCTTGCACCTCGCCTGGTAACTTTTGTGGAGGCATTGCTGGAGCCTGAGCCTTACTATGTGCAAGGATATCAGCAGCAGCTTCCATAAGTTTATTTGTTGCCATTAGGATTCTCCTTATGATTTATCTTATATTTATAATTTTAAAGTTTTCGTAAATAGTTTTCAAATAATTTCAAAGCAACTGCTTCGATTTCTCTGGCTGATGCTTTTCTGATTGCTTTTTTGGCACGGTCAAAATCCGCTTCAACGAAGCGTCCTTCAACGAACATCCATTCTTTGTTCTCCATGATGCCATTTACAAAAGCACCAGGTGCAGACGGGTCTGCAACAATATCAGCCGCTGTAGCAAGTTTCAAATCATCTTGCACTAAATTGTATCCTTCTTTAGTTGGCACGACTGAACCTAAAGCTCGAGAAGAAACACCAATGCTAACATCATTTTCAAGAAAATTCTTAACAATGTCTCCATAAGGAGTTTCTAAAATTTGAGCCTTGCCATAAAATGTATTTCCATCTTCACTCAATGAAACAATTTTATGAGACACTCTTTCTAAGTTAATAGTTGGTGTATCAGGATGTCCTAATTCACCTAAGGCACGATTTGTTTTTATATACTCCTCATTATACCTATTAACTTCGGTTCTAAGTGTGTCCATTTTATACATTCTATTGTTGCGATTAATTGTATCGCCAACTAGAAATGTTCCTTCAATGTATAATTTTTTCTTACCATTTTTTTCTTCTGTAAGAAATTTTACATTTTCTATAGTTTCTGTTATGAGTTTCATATTACATTCCTTCTAATGCAGGATCGTAAGTTGCCTGTTTAGTGATTTCAAATACAGCTGTACCGCCTGTTGTAACCGTGATTGAGATGTTACCAGTTGCATTGTTAGCTAACGCATATCCTAATTCATCAAAGTGCATTTCACCCGAATTAAAGAGTGTTGCAACAACTGTAGCGCCTCTACTAATTGCAATGTTACCATTTGTTGTCCATAAAATCTTCTTAAATGAAGCCTCTGTTACTGTTTCAGCCGCAGATGATTCTAAATCAGAAAGAGCTACTGTGGTTGTACCAGCGCCAGTTATTCTCAAAATTGAAGAGCTGTGTACTCTATTTGTTAATTCGTATGCCATATTATTTCAATCCTATTTTAATCCTAATGAACTTCTTCTACGCATTGACATTCTTCTTTTAATCAAAGAACGGCGCAATTTAGCTCTTCTTGTTGTTTTCCATGCACGCTTTAATAAACGAGCCTTTCTTAATCTAACAGTGGCTGGAACCCTTCTTACCGTATTGCCTGATATTCTATATCCTTTAATAGCAGACCGTCTTCTATTTTTTTGAACAGTAATACGGCCTTTTGCATTTCTTCGAATTCTTTTACGAATCTTTTTAATACGCCCCATACGAATAATGTTTGGATTGCGTTTATAAGCTTCCTCTAATTCTTCTTTATCTATTTCGCCAGCAGCTACATATTTTTTAGCTTCATCAAGATATTTTGCAGACAGTTCATTTAAACGAGCAATAATCTTTTCTTTAGCTTCGTTTAATTTATTATCTAATAACGAATCTATAATGCTCATTTTTTAGCATGAGCCTTAAATGCAAAATCTGAAGCCTTCATAAAATGTTCTGGACTTTTATGTGCCAAATCTGCATATTTTTGTTTGTTCTCGGGTTTTAATGCCTTGTGAACATTTGTCATAGCTGATGCTGTATAATGGTCAACCTTTCGTGTTTGTCCATTTGCAAACTTTACACTCTTAGATTGTTTATTTTTAACAATAGAGTGTAATTGATCCATTACGCTTTCTTCTAATACAGCACTATTTATGTCATTTTTGTCTTCGGCTTGTATAGGAGTTTCAAATCCTTTAGCACTATAAGGAACAGTAAAATATCTATCAAGTTTTGCATTGTAATATAAAGCAACTTTCATGCCATTTGGATAAGGTCTAAATGATTTTCTTTTTAGAAGCAATACAAATGGTGGATCAGTTGGACCTTTTTTATCTTTTGCTTCAATAATAGGTTCTGTTTCAATTGAATCTACTTCTTCTCTTACCGCACGGCGAGTTCTTTGAAACATTTGTTGATTGTCTGTTAAAAGACCAACCATTTTATTAAATAAATCTTGTAGAAGCCTTCTTTCGGTTGGATTAAATACAGGTCTTTCTTCTTTCATCTTTTCTAAGATGCGATGCAGCCTTTGTATTTTAGTTTTATCCGCTAAACCAGCACGAACAAGAATATCGAACTTTTTAATGTCGATATCTTCGTTAAGAAACATCTGTTCTATATTTTTAAAATCGTCTAAAGTTTTCATTTAATCTCTTAATTTAAACTTCATAGTCTGTATCAAGGTCTTCACCCTCATTCTCAGAATCTTCAACTGGTGTTTCTGCTGGATCCTGAACTTCAACATCTAAGTCTTCTTCTGAATTTTCTGGATATTCTTCACCAGAAGCAAATAAATTTTTTGCAATATCTTGTTTTTTTGTTTCTAAAGCACCAAATGCTTTTTGTGACAAAATATTATGCAAACTATCTTTAGCATCAGAACTTTGAGCCGCTGCTATTTGATTTACTACATCAACAATATCTACCATAATAATTCTCCTAGTTTCTATTTATACCACCAAACTTAATTACATCGTTATCAAGTTCGGGTGTTTCTGATTCTGTATTAGAATTCTCTTGTGTATTATCTTCTGGTGGATACTGATTAGGATCAGCTTCACTTTGTCCAAATTGAACACCAGATTCTTGTTCATCTTCTATTTCTTTTTCCATTGATTCAATGTCTTCTGTTGACATTTGAAGAATGTTTTTCTTAACCCAACCGGTTGAATAATAACGACCAATATATGGGTCAACAATATTAAGAAGATTGATTCTTTCACGAAGCAGTTCAGCTTCTTTTAATTCTGTAAAGTTGTTGTCTTTAAGGTAATCATAATATATTGATTCTTGAAATTTATTCCATTCTTCAAGCGAACATATACCCTTTAAAACTAATTGTATTTTAAGTGCATTATCAAATATTTGTGAGAACTTATTTCTTAATCTGGTAATAAATTTACCAAATTTAACCTCATCTCTTGTTACTTCTGTTGAACGACCTAGACCAATCATACCGCCTTGCTGAGGTTCTAAACGAGAAATAGGAACACTCAAAGATTGTAATAGTTTATTTCTAAAATATTTTACATCTTCCAATTCGCCAAGATTTTGTCCTGCTGGTAAAGTAGTAATCTCTGTACCTTTGCCGCCTTCTCGTCTTGGTAACCAAAAGTCCTCTAACATTGACATGTGTTTTCTATCATCTCTTAACTCACCAGTGGAAGCATCATAAACCATTTTGTTACGATATTTAAGCATCACATCTCTTAAATATTGTTCAGCTTTGCCTTTTGGTAGGTTACCAACATCGATGTAGAATATTCGTCTTTCAGGTGCTCTTGATAATCTGTAAATAACAATAGCATCTTCAATCATTCTTAGCTGATTGAGCGGCTTAATAGCCTTATGTAAATAAGAAATAACAAATGTATTCTTAGCATCCATTAGTCCAGAATTCACATTAATAATTGATTCTGGTGCAATTCTTAACCCTTGATTTAAACTTGCCCCATATGATTGAGTTGATTGTCCTTTTTCATTATAGACATAATACTCAGCCAACGATTTAATAATTAAAGCGCCAGTTTTTGGGTCTTTATCTTTTTTAATTTCACGAACTTTTCTTATTTTGCGAGGGTCAATATATCTTAATTCTTTAATGCCTTCTTTAGGTCTTGATTCATCAACAACAACGTGATAGTAAATTCGACCATCAATATACCATCTTTTAAATAAATCATCAGCAAGATTATTGAAGTTTAACATTCTTAATATATTGTTAAATTCTTCTCGTATTTTTTTCTTGATTGAGTCTGGTTGTTGAAGATTGTCTAATCGAATATCAACAGATTTGCCTGATTCGTCATGTGTGATTGACTCATTTACAATGTCATCAATCGCCATTTCAAGCTCTGGATGATTTGACATTTCTCGATATCGAGTAATGAGTTCAATTTCATTACGAACTGAACCTTCCAAATCAACATATGTTCCATAATAAGCGTTTTGTGTAACGGTAACTGCACCGTCATCCATTGCCTCATTTGGAAGAGTAAAAGAAGGCTGGTCAGGAGATTGTATGTCTACAAC